GGCGAGATATTAGCGTATGTGCATTCACACCCTGACGGAACTACAAGAGCCTCAGAACTAGACTTAATTCAAATTGAATTACATCAAAAGCCGTGGGTAATTTGTTCGTATCCGGATCTTGATTTTCAAGTCTACGAGCCTTGCGGTTATCGCGCCCCCTTAGTGGGGCGTAATTATTTTCATGGCTGGCAAGATTGCTATGCGCTTGTACGTGATTTTTATAGTCGTGAATTAGGTATAGAGCTTATGGATTTTAAGCGGGATGATGCATGGTGGGAAGATAAAGACCATCCATCACTTTACCTTGAAAATTACGAAAAAGCAGGTTTCTTTGAAGTTGGTAAACCAGAATATGGCGATATGTTGGTTTGTCGGGTTGGACGTACAGAACATCCAAATCATGCAGTTATATGGTTGGGTAATAATGGGCAGCTTAAATCGGAACAAACTGAGCATTGCATCGGTTCAAGTTTAATCCTTCATCATCCGTATAACCGTAAATCTGTGCGGGAAATATATGGTCAGCAATGGCATGAGCGCACGATAAAAATCTTGAGGCATAGAGATGTTAAAAACAATTAAGTTGTACGGCATTCTAGGGCAAAAGTTTGGTCGTGAATTTAAGCTCGATGTCGCAAATACGCGTGAAGCCATGCGTGCATTATCTGTTCAGATCGCTGGCTTTGAACACTTTATGTTGCATGCACATGAGCAGGGCCTACGCTTTGCCGTGTTTCTAAAAGGAAAGAACTCGAGTAATAAGCGAGGCAAGAAACGTCCAGCAATTTACGATCATGAAACAAAGCGCTTAATCACTGGTGACAATATTGGTGAAGAGCAGCTAGACATGAATACTTATACAGACACTATTCATATCGTCCCGCGTGTAATGGGAGCTGGTGGTAATAGTGGAGTCTTACAATTAGTTCTTGGAGTAGTTCTGATTGTTGCAGGTGTGATGACTGGCGGTACGTCTTCAGCTTACGGTGTTGCATTAATTGGCGCTGGTGCAGGCATGGCTATGGGAGGTGTTGCTTCTATGCTCATGCCGAAAGCCCAAACTACTCAAAATCAAAATCAAGACGGGAACCGGGCAAACTTTGGTTTTGGTAGTGCGGTTACAACAGCCGCTCAAGGTTATCCAGTACCGATTCTCTATGGTAGACGTGAAGTCGGCGGCTTCGTTTTAAGTGCTGGTCAATATCCAGAAGATCAGATGTAATTTTTAAGTTAGTTATAGGCGCTTTTTGGCGCCTTTTTTATTGCGTGGGATTTGATATGACAGTGATGGTAAAAGGCGCAAAAAAGGGAAACCAGCAACCAAGACAACCAGTAGTTGCACCAGACTCCGCACAATCTAAAACTTATATAAAAGAGTTGATTGGTCTAGCGGAGGGTGAAGTCGAGGGATTAGCAAACGGCTATCAATCAATTTTGCTTGAAGATACTCCGTTGCAAGATGAAAACGGCAACAAGAACTTTGAAAACGTTACTGTTAATTTTAGATCCGGAACAAACGATCAAGAATACATTGAAGGCTTCCCGGCAGTTGAAAATGAAATCCCGATTGACGTAGAGCTTAAATCATCTACACCTTGGGTGCGCTCTTTTAACAACCTAGATCTTGATGCAGTACGTTTACGTTTACGTTGGGGGCCACTACGCAACCAAGACCCAACAACGGGTGATGTTACTGGCTATACCATTGAATACGCGGTGGACTTGCAAACTGATGGCGGAGCATGGTCAGAAGTATTAAGAGCAAAAATTTCAGATAAAACATCTGATAATTATGAGCGTCCACATCGTATTGACTTACCCAAAGCCGATTCAGGCTGGCTCGTTCGTGTTCGCCGAATTACTCCCAACTCAACATCCGAATATATCAGCGACAAAATGTATGTTAAGGCTGTCACTGAAGTTATAGACGCTAAATTACGCTATCCAAATACAGCATTAGTTTCACTGCAATACGATGCTGAAACATTCGGTGGATCAGTCGCAAAATTAGCGGTTGATTTGAAGGGTGTAAAAATCAAAGTCCCAACGAACTACAACCCTGAAACCCGCGAATATGTTGGCATGTGGGATGGTACTTTTAAACGCGCATATTCAAACAACCCGGCTTGGATTTACTATGATCTTTGCACATCTAAGCGGTATGGAATTGGTGAGCGAATTACAGATGGAATGCTTGATAAATGGTCTTTATACCGTTTAGCCCAATACTGTGATGAGTTGGTACCAGACGGGTTGGGCGGTCAAGAACCACGTTTCACATGTAACATTTATCTTCAGAGCGCTGAAGATGCTTATAGCATTCTTACAAAATTAGCTGGTGTTTTTCGAGCTATTACTTATTGGGATGGGGATAGCATTGTTTGTGATGCTGATATTCCACAAGATACCTATTTCACTTATACGCGTGCCAATATTATCGGGGAGCCGGATCATAATGGTACACGCGCCCGTGATAGACATAATGCAGTAAAAGTAGCTTGGGATAACCCAGCCAATCACTATAAGACTGAATATGAATTTGTGCGTGATGAAAAAGCTATTTCTGAAATGAAACAGGTGCGCTTACTCGAGCTTGATGCTTGGGGCTGTACATCGCGTGGGCAAGCACAACGAGCAGGCCTGTGGGCTTTAAAGTCTGAACAACTTGAAACACGTACTGTGACTTTTAAAGTTGGATTAGACGGCCATATTCCTTTGCCAGGTAAAGTGATTGAATTTGCGGATCCTATTTTTGCTGGAAGAGCAAACGGTGGTCGCATTTCAGCAATTTCAGCAGATCGAAAAAGCATTACTCTTGACCGTGATGATGTGGTCGCAGTAGCGGGTGATAGACTCATCATTAATGGAGAAAACGGGAAAGCTCAAACTCGTATTGTCCAAGCAATTACAGGCCGCGTCATAACTGTTTCTGTAGCTTTTGATGAAATTGCACCTCAAAACGTATGGGTTATTGATGCTCAAGATTTGGCAACGCTTAAATTTAGGGTTTTGTCAGTAGTTCAAAGTGATTCACATCAATTTACTATTACAGCGCTTGAGTACAATCCGAAAAAGTTTGATGCAATTGATCATGGCGCTCATTATATCGATGTGCCAATTTCAATTGTTAATCCCAATATTCAAGAACCAGTTTCAAATATTGTTATTACAAGCGAAGATCGGGTGGATCAAGGTATTAATGTTGCCACCATGGTTGTGTCTTGGACGCAAGCAAAAGGTGCGGTTAAGTATCTGGTTGAATGGCGGAAAGATGATGGTAGCTGGATTAAGCTGCCAGTTACCGGCAATAACTCAATTGAGTTGCCGGGTATTTATGCTGGCGATTATCAAGCAAAAGTTACAGCGGTTAATGCTTCGGATATTTCCTCTTTACCAACTTATTCAGTTGTCACTAAGCTTAATGGCAAGCAAGGTTTGCCACCAGCTTTAGCATTCATCCAAGCAACAGGTATTTTGTTTGGTATGCGCCTAAATTGGGGTTTTCCTGCAACTGGCGCACTTGATACGGCTTATACCGAGATTCAAGTTTCACCGGATGGTACCAGCAACATTGCTCAATTGGGTTTATTTGCTTATCCAACGACAACACATACTTTGCAAGGTTTACAACCTAACTTAACTCAATTCTATCGTGGCCGTTTGATTGATAGAATCGGAAATATTGGGCCATGGTCGGATTGGACTCATGCGACAACTTCTGCCGATGCTACAGATGTTCTTGAGCTCTTAAATGATCAAATCAGTGAAACTCAACTTAGTCAGGATTTAAAAACTAAGATTGATCAAATTGAGACTATTGATGTTCAGATTCCTGAGATTAAGCAGGACATCAAGAATACCAAAGACCAAATTTCGCAAGAAGTTAAAGACCGTAAAGACTCTGTTCAGCAGGCTGTAGATCAAGCAAACAATAACCTTACGTTAGAACGCGATGCGCGAATCAAAGATATTGATTCAACAAATCAGTTGATAGCTCAGGAAGTTCAAGACAGGATTAATGCTGATTTTTCAGAACAAAAGGCACGTGAAGCTGCAATTCTTGCAGAAGCAAAGTTGCGTGATACGGCTATTACTTCTGAAAAAGAAGAGCGTATTGAAGGTGATGAACATCTCTCTCAGAGAATTGAAGCGGTTAGTGCTAGTTCTTCAGATAATGCAGCCGCAATTCAACGTGAGGAAAAGGCAAGAACTGATGCTGATAGTGCATTGGGTCAAAGAATTGATACTGTGGTTGCACAAGCTGGCGATAATGCAGCAGCAATACAACAGGAAGCAATAGCCCGTGCTGATGCTGACTCTGCAAATGCATTATTAATTGAAACAGTGAGAGCTGAGTCAGTTGAAAATGATGTTCAAACTCGCGCACTAGTTACAAATGAAAGTAATGCGCGAATTGATGCAGATAAAGCATTGGCTGAACGTGTAACAGGTGTTGAGGTCGTAACTAAACCAGCGTTGATTGGCTCAGAATCTGAATTAATCGGCAATGATGGTGGTTATGCGGGTGTCTGGTCAATTTTATCTGCTGTACAAGAAGGAGATTTATTACAAGCAAAACGTACAGATCAAGTAATTGTTTCTATAAATCAAAATGCTGCAAGCATAAATTCAGAGCAAATTGCGCGTATTGAGGGCGACAAAGTTATTGCTAAAGCTCTAACTGATTACAGTGCAAGTAATGATCAGGCTCTTGCGAATGTTCGACAAAGTGCTGAATCAGCCGTGTCTAAGTCTGAAAGTAATGCTCAGGCTTTAACTGCACTCGACAGTCGTGTGAATATAGCTGCAACAGATGCAAGTGAAGCAAAGCAGAATGCAGCAAGTGCGATAAGCAAAGCCGAAATAGCCGTATCACAAGCTGATTCAGCGGCATCGATTGCACAACAAGCACATGCAGAAGCATCTGCAGCAAGTTCAACTGCAAGTAATGCAGTTAATACGGCAAATGGTGCAGCAGCTAATGCGAATGAAGCGAAAACGAATGCAGCAACCGCATTATCTCAATCGAGTGCAGCAGCTTCTCAATCAGCTGCCAATGCAGAGCAGATCCAGTCTATTAAAGTCGATTTGGGGGGCAAGGCAAGCACTGGTGCACTGGAGCAAGTCAAATCTGATGTGAGAGACGTTGATAATAAGATCACTGCTCAAACAACTCGTATTGACGGTGTTTACGCTCAACTCAACCCGCCTTTGATTGGTTCAGAATCTGAATTGGTAGGTAATGAAGGAGGTTATGCGGGTGTCTGGTCAGAGCAATCGGCGCGTATTGAGGGTGATCTTGCTGTAAGTAAGCGAGTTGATTCGACCACTGCAGAATTGGGGGATTTACAAGCTTATACACGGCAAGAAGTGCAAGCGCGCATTGATGGCGATAAGGTTACAGTCCAAAAGGTTGATAACTATATTGCCAGCAATGATAGTGCTCTTGCGGCAGTTCGAGATACTGCAAAACTGGGTGTCGATCAATCGTCAGCAAACATTGAAGCTATCAAGAACATCAATATTGAGTTGAAAGACAAAGCCACTACGGGTGACATTGTTCAAGTTAAGTCAGACATTAAAGATGTTGATAACAAGATCATAGCTCAGACTACCCGTATTGACGGTGTTTATGCTCAGTTAAATCCACCTTTAATTGGCTCTGAATCAGACTTAATTGGTAATGATGGCGGTTATGCTGGCGTTTGGTCTGAACAGTCAGCACGCATCGAAGGGGATTTGGCTCAATCTAAACGTACAGATCAAGTTTCTGCACAAATGAATGAGAGCAATGCTTTGTTTCAGCAACAAATCAATGCAAATGCTAGTGCTATTTCTTCAACGATAAAAGTAACGGAAACGTTGCAAACAAAAGTCGGTGAGAATAGTGCGTCTATTCAAAATGTCACTGAAAGTGTAGATGGCATCTATGCTCAGCAGTTTACTAAGTTCGATGTAAATGGCCATGTTTCTGGTCATGGATCAATGAATGATGGTACGACTTCTACTTTCATTTTTAACTATGATTGCATCCAATTTGGCACACCTGTGGGTATTGATGGAATAGAGCCAAAACCCCTAATGACATTACAGAATACTCCTGTGACTTTGCCTAATGGCACAGTTATTCCGCGTGGTTTGTATGTCGATAATGGTAGTTTTGGATATATCAATGCCAATCGAATCTGGGCTGAAAACTTAAGCGTTATTAGTGCAGACTTGGGGACAATTAAAGTCAAAACTGCGAATATTGAAGATGGCGCAATTGATACTTTAAAAATTAAAGATGAAGCAGTAACGGTACCAATAGGTGTAAAAGCAATTGATATCAAAACTATCAATACTTTTTCTGGTGGCTCAACCGGTGGTTTACCTAATAACGATTTCAGTAATCACTTATCAGCATGGGAGGAGCATATAGGAACACTTCTTCAAGTAACGCTTAATAGAAGTGGGGGTAAAGTTAGACTTGATGCTTCAGTAAATATTTGCACACCATCTTTTGGAGCTTTTAGTGTTGGTGATGGGAGAGGCAAGCCAATTGCTGCGAATGACAGAGCTATGGCATCTTTTTATATTTCAATATATAGAAACGGGTCCTTAATTGGCAGAGGTTCGTTAGGTGCAAACATCGAGACAGGTAATATTAATGTCAATTTTAATGGTACAGCAGTTATCGTTTCTGCGATCGATGATATTAGTACAGTTGGTAATGTCACATACACACTTAAAGCAGGTTTTGCACGACAGGAGGGAGTAAACATTCCACTGAATGTTAGTTCCAATAATACTTTTATGATCACTTCAAGAACATTAAGTGTAATTGAAATGAAGAAATAACAGCACCCAAACGGGTGTTTTTTTATTGCCAGTTTCTGGAGAAATAGGTATGGCAGAACCAGCAACATCAACAAGCACAGCAACTTTAGGTTTAGCAACAAACATAGCAGGGGGTGGAATGGTTTTAGTAGGCGGACTTTCAACTACTGAATGGATGGCTGTGCTAGGTGGCGTTTGTGCAGTGGTAGGTCTAATTATTCAGGCTGTAGCTGCATACCGCAAAGATAAACGAGATGAAGAGCTACACGATAAACGAATGCATGAGAAAGATTATGACGAATAAAACTAAACTATTAGTGATTGGTTCAACTCTAGCCGCCTCGATGTGCGGTTATTTTATTTTTGGGCCTAGTGATGAGCAAGTTCAGGCTACGGCCGTAAAAGAAGGTTATACAGCTAAACCGATCATCCCGGTGAAGGGTGACCGTCCAACTATTGGCAATGGCACCACATTCTACCCAGATGGCCGTGCCGTAAAAATGAATGATCAAGCAATCACACGTAAACAAGCTTTTGAGTATCTGAAATTCACAATGAATAAAGATGCTCAACCGTTCAATAAAACATTGCTGAATATTCCTATTTCACAAGCTGAATATGACCTTTATTTAGATTTTACTTATCAATATGGGATTGGTGCTTGGTCTGTTTCATCCATGCTGAAAAATCTAAAAATTGGAAAATATAAAACTGCATGTGAATCATTGTTGAAATGGAAATACGTAGCAAAGCGTGATTGTTCAATCCGTTCCAATGGTTGTTATGGGGTTTGGGTTCGCCAGGAAGAGCGCTATCAAAAATGCATGGGGGCTAATTCATGACTTGGATTTTATTAAATAAACGATGGTCTTTAATTATCCTCTTGACGGTTCTTTATTTCATCCAAATTGGATACACCAATTACCTGGCGGGAAAGTTAAAACAAGCTAACCAGCAGTGCATGGCCCAAATACAAGATATTGAGCGTAAGCAGGTAAAAGCACTTGCTGAAGCACAAAATGAGCTAAATAAAGTGAGTGCCGATTATGAGCAATATAAATCAGAGCAACGTACAAAAGTCGAATATGTTGAGCGTGAAGTGCAAAAGATCATTGAACGTCCTGTTTATAAGTCTAGTTGTATTGATAATGACGGGGTGCAGCAAATCAACGATCTTATCAAAGCCGGTAATACCAGCTAACTTAATGCAGCCATGCCCAAATTTGAATGAATTAACGGGCACTACTGGTAAAGATTGGATGCTTTGGTCTATTGATACGGTTGCTAAATATAATGATTGCAAAGCCCGTCATGGTAGAATTATAAAAGCCCTTAATTGAGGGCTTCTTTTTTATTTATAAACTTTACTTGTTTAAAAAAATTGATAAAAAAATGAAAATAGCATAAGTAATGATTCCCGCTATGAAAGTAATAAATTGAAGTCTGGTGAAAATACCAGCTTTCTTTAGAGATGTTTCCATTTTATCTAAAAGTTCATTTTTCTCATTAGTTGAGTTTTTCCAGTTTGCTAATTGAAGTAAGAGACTGTTTTGATTCGTTGCATCAATTTTTTTCACAAGATGGCTGTAGCCAAATACAAAGCTAAGAGCTAATAAACATAAAGCATATATTGGAAAATAGATTAATTCATTCCACTTACCATCCTTAACTTCAGCCAATATATAAGCAATCGAAGCGGTCGAGGCTGTTATTAACATGAATGCAACTTTTTCAGATAAGCTTAAAACGTGTTTACTAAGTTCAATTGCATTCTGTGAGTTAGACATATTTATAATTCCGTAATTCGAACATAAGTTATCTTGATATTTTTAGCATACCTTCCCAAGTAAAATAATTATTTGATTTAAGATTTTGAGACATCGACCAAGACCGATTTTGATACATACTCCCGCCAAAACCTAACTTAAATTTTCCGAACTTCTCTTGAATCCCTTCTATTGCACACATCAAATGGGCTAGAGTGAGCAAAATCAATAATACAGCCGCATAGGGCTTCATCTTTTCTAATTCGTGTGAATGCCTCTTGTGTACGTCGGGCAATAGCTTCTTTTAAGTCATCTTTATTTTTTGAAGTGGGTACAGTTCAAACTATACCCAAAAAATTAATAACTATTAACCCGCTTCCTCTTCTTCAATTGTTTTCCTAATAGACTCATCTTGTTTTCGAAGATAGCTTTGAAAAATAGCAGCCTCAATCTCATCATCTTCGCTTTTGATGTTTCCTATGGCTAGTAATAATTTATCAATTGCATAAATCATTGTCTTAAACTCAAAATCATAATATGAATTATCATAACTTGGTGAGCTATCAATTATAGTTTTTAGCTTCTGAAGCCCTTCTTTATAAGATTTTAAAAGATCTTTTGCAAAATTAGTATCAACCCCTGGTGTCTTATAAATTGCACTACCAGATTTTTCTAATACATACAAAGATTCTTGGCCAATACAGTCAATCACAATTTTAGATTTTGAAAGCATAAAATTATCTTTTAATAATTAAAGTGAAGAAATATTTGTATATAGATATGTGGATAAATTCAAGTAGCAAGATTAATTTTGCAAATTAATACTTTCTTAATCAGATTTGCGTTTGCGACAAAAATGCGTCAGTTTTATATTAAGTTATTGAATATAATGAATTTAGATTGTCCTTGACATCGTAGAGGTCTCCAGTTCGAGTCTGGATATACCTACCAAGATTTATAAAGGGTTTACATCGTTTTAATAACATGTAAGCCCTTTTTTTATGCCTGTTTTTGGAATTAAACCGATTAAAATTAAAAGCGAAGATTGAAGCGGGATAGTGGGTGAGATGGCGACCTGCCCCCATTGAGATTAAGTTGTAAAAATGATCACGACAAGAAGCAGGTCATTAAGCTATTCATAAAATGGCTTTGGCAAGTTAGCCCACCTAAGCATTTAAGCAAATAGATCTAAGTCATGGGCCGAATATAGCATTCAAGCTTTACTTATACATAGGTTGTTTTGGATTAATTTGAAAGATTTGTTTTCTTTATGAGCAATCAATTTTCAGTATATACAAAGCATATATTTACCATCTAAATAAGTATTTTTATAGATATAGCAGATATAGAAAAAAGCCCTAAATAATTAGGGCTTTATTTCATTTTTAAATTTAATTACATGCAGATTTACCTGCTTCAATATGTTTGACTTCCAAGCGATTTCCTTTATCTATTACACAAATTCTGGCATGAAAACTCTTATTAGTTTCTAAAACTATTTCATAAGGAACATTCTTATCAATTACTTCTAATGGTATTGCCACACAATTAGTTTCTTCTATTGGGAGTGGAGCTTTTGTATACAACTTTTTATAAGTACTTTTAAACTCTTTTGTATAGTCAATCTTACCCAAATAAACTAGAACAGAGTTGTCAAAACTGGCATAAGTTTTAGGATTGTTCGTAAATACACATAAGTTATTTTTTTTGATAACTGCTTCCAATGGACGTGGCCCTTGGCTACAAGCACTGATCGTAATACTTATTATGATAATAAAGATTAAAGTTAAGTTTTGCTTTATCAT